GCTTATTTATTTCTGTAGGAGTGTTACCATTAGAACCGTTAGCACACTGAAGTACAGAACTTGTACTTGCAAGTACGTCACGAGTTACTTCATCCATTGTCTGACCAAGGTTCTGAGCCAAGAGACGTGCTGATTCATTCAACACTCTATCTTGAACTGTAAATTCAACTTGGTTTGTCAATGTAACAAAGTTACCGTAGAAGTCTACACGAGCTTTTAGGTCTTGTGTACTTAAAGCGGTTCCTGGAGGTGTTACTCCATCTTGTAGTGGGATTGGTACTGTAGCCAATCTGTTATATCGTCTAAATACGATCGTATCACCCATCTTGCGAGGTAATTGACGACGTTGTGCAAACTTTGTATGGATAAGCTTTGGGTAAGCTGTCATCAAAAGCAGACGGTCGTAATAATCTCTCACAGCTGGAGGAAGGACCGATACTGTAGTAATAGTCATTTGTTCCTCTTAATTGATTATTAACCCATGTTTCTCGCAGCCATGTCCATAAACTCTTTGTCGCTCATTGTCTTATATACACCCGCAGTAGAACCCGACGAAGCTCCTCCAATAGAGGAAAGATTCCCAGGTCTTTGCAAGTTATTAACTGCCTGCTGAGCCTGTGGAGATCGGTTTTGGGTTCTTTGTTCATGTAGGTATGCGTCAGACCGTTTCGCTAGAAGATATGCTGCCTTATATGGATTCGGGGCAGCCATGATCATGTCTTTGATTTCAGGGTCAGTTTTTAAAACATCTGGAAGGTACTTTCTGACCACATCATTGTAATCTGGGTGTGCTTGAGCCATTTTAAGCTCTTCTACAGCGAGTTTCTGCTGTTGGGAAAAGTTATTTATGAACTTCTTTGCTTCTCCGACAGTGAGAACATCATTGTCAGATAGTCCAGAGAAGTCATCATCCTTTGCTTGTTGTTTAGGCTGGTTAGCCTGAAGCAAAGAAAGATGGTCTTGCATCATCTTCAGATTTTCTTGAAGTTGTTGGCGCTCGCGCCTTTCTGCTTGTAGAGCTGACACAGGAACTAATTGTTCTTGTTGCTGCTCATGCACAGGCTGCTGAGTGTTAAGGTCAGGCTGAACGGCGGCTTCAGCAATAACGCCCGTCTGCGATGGGTCCATTTGGCTCTCCTTTTCTACGCCCTTTACGATGGCGGCTCGTTTAGTTGTATACGTAGGCACCAGGAATGGAAGTCTCATAGACTTGGCAGCCATCCTGTTCTATGCCTAATAATTCGAATCCAAAGGGCTTGTCAGGCATATTTATCTCCCAACGTATAGTCCCTCTTTTGTTGTTTACTTCGCCTACTATCATCCCAACTTGTTTCTTGGGCTTGATACCATAGGCCTTAATGACCTTTGTCAATGTGGGTCTGCCTTCCATAGCTACTTTTGAAGGACTTGCGAAAATAACAATCCAATAGAGGTCAGTGCGTTCTTTATTCGCATTGAGCATCTGTTCGATTATCTTCTCATCGTTCTCTACAATTGCTTTTGAGGTCTCCCCTACTTCTTGTGTCATCAATTACTCCTTAGAAGTCATAGTTAAATGCTTCTTTCGGTGTTCCCCTATAATCATATGGCAGTGCATCTAATCGATGGCCGTCATAGTCAGGAGCTGGATCTACAAACATCACTTTTGATGCGTGACCCATGATGCCATCACCCATTGAACCTGCTTCTTGCGTGTTCAAATAGCGTTCGTTATGAGCACTAGATGGGTAACGAGCGTCCAACTTTTCCTGCTTGGGAACTTTGTTCAAGTCCATTTTGCCGGGCATTGTTCACCTCTGGTTTTTGTTGTTGTTCGGCATTTGCCGAGATTTCAACATCAGTCGCTTTCATTTTTTCTTCTTGACCACGACTAATGTCTTCCAATGCCATAAAGACATTGAGAAGCTTTAAAATTCTTTCATCATCCATAGCATCTAATTGTTTGATGGCAGCTGCTTGCTTAAGATTCGTATCTGCTCTGTTATCCATGGACTTTGAAACTCTTTCGTCTTCGAGTCCTAGGTTTGCTACAGCACGTGTAAATCGTTCTTTTGCAGATCCCATGTTGGCTAGTGATTGAGTTTGGATAAGTTCGTTCTGGATGCGTAGTTGCTCAGCCTGAACTTGCATTGCTTGTTGCTGTTGCTGCTGCTGCTGCTGGTTGAATTCATTCATAGCCTGGAGATATTCTGTCTTGCCCTGTAGAGGAGCGGCTTTCGCTAACAGACCAGGAGGTACAGGTTCCCCAATCTCTTTGAGTGCCAAAAGCTGATTAAAAAACATCTGCTGCTGTGTATCAGTGAGAACGCCTTCTTGCACTGCTACGTCATATTTGAGAGAATCAAGCTTATAGAAATCTTCTGTCGGTTCGTCGTTTAGTATTCTCTGGATCTTTTCTGGTGACCAAGATTGAGTCATCATCAGAATCTTCTTAGATATCTGTTCTTGTGCAAAACGAAGATTATCAAATACGTCTTGAAGCCCAATTAATGCAGCTCCCTGGCGAAGCATGACTTTTAAACCAGAATCTTGCTCGGAATCGGCTTGACCGAGAAGTTCTTCTGATATATTTGCCACTTTCATGATGTGTTGTTCGAACATGCCTTTTAGTTCGAAAAAAGAAGGTGGTATCTGTGCAGGTTGGATCTTCTGAATTGCGTTTAATTGACCTTTCTTCGCAAAAATTGCCTTACCTTGCGATGTTTGGTACAAAGAACGAGGATTTATGACTGCATCTTCTTCAGCAATCCAGCCAGAATTTATTTGACTTTGTACTAAGTCAAGCATCTGAGAGCTCATCTGATTCGTAATCCTTTGGGGATCGATCATTGTTCTCACAAGTGATTGTACTTTAAGTACATAATCATAGCTTTCTGGTTCGAATATGGCAAAGAATGGTACAAATGGATATTGATTCAGACCATATGGGTTCTTTTCGGTCTTGATATACTCACTGTTGACAATTACATGCTGATAGACGAATGGTTCCATCCTCTCGATGATTTCCATGTTTGGATCAGCAAAAAGGAAATAATCGGACTCTTCGCCCTTATATTCCATTGATTCGCCAGTAAGAGCATTGTAGATGAACTTCTTTGGTTCCCAACCTTGCTCCCAAAACTCATCATATGCCATCATTTTTCCGCCATTTGGCAGTTGCTGGTATGGTAGCCATGTGAACTTATCGTCTCGTTCCCAGCCGACATGATAGAGCATATCAAGGTCTTTCTCCATGCCTGGTAAAAGTGACTTGACTAGAGGAAGAGGAAGATATTTACGTCTGCAAATGTTAGAGCAATCTGAGAAGTCTCTACGTGTGAAATATGGATCACAGATGAAACCATTGTACGGCTCCCTAGAACAACGAATGTCGCCATTCACTGGATCAGTACGATAGTCTTTCCAAAGACTAAATAGATTCCACCCTGTTATGATTGAACCTTTAAAACATTCAGAAATCATCTCATACATATCACCATTCTGCATGACATACATAAGAAGCTTTGTCATCTGGTCAGCAGTGGCTTGGTCTTTAGATTCTATAGGTACAACAACAGAAGAATGGCGATGTTTTTTCTGATACCCAGTCACCATATTGATGTTAGGACGGACAAAATTGTTTACGTAAGTGCTACGACCTTCTTGGAATATCTCACGCTTTTCTTCTTCGTTCCATTGGTCCCCAAGGAAGAATCTCAGATCTCGATCGGCGTAAGGATATAAAGGATTCCATGCATAATAGTTTTTGTAGTATGCTTGGTAGTAATTATTGACAACTTCTTGCCCGATCAGCATTTCGCCTCAAATCAATAGGTATGTAATATCTATCACCTAACTGATAGGAAGCGAATGGGGAGATTAGGCTCCCCTACAGCTGATCAGGCTTCTTCGCAAAAAACTTTAAAATAAACTATCCAATCCTCGAACTCCATCTTCATTCTCATGAAATAAAGCATCATTCAGGATATCTTCTAGTTTCTGTGCTATTCCTTTATCCGTATCATTAAAAGGAATTATTTTCACTGGATTTTTACCAGGGCTTGGACATTTTACGGTTATGTCCGCCATGAAATCCCGAACCATATGCTCGCTCCATTGCAATTGCGTCTGCTTCTGTCATGCCACCTTGCATTCTCTCAAAGAAGTGCGTGTATAAGGCATACCTTTGACTATCCATACTATGGTCGGATTGCTTCATTGGCTGGTCAACACCACGCTTGCTTGCTCGTTCATCCCAAAGATATGTGCTGAATTCCTTTATGGAATTTATACAGTTCTTGCAGATCTTATACGTACCATTCGATAGCAACTGACCCATGAATCTAATGCCTGGTAACACATCATTCTTCGCATCTTGCACATTTCTTATTCCGAATCTACTTAGCTCAACTTTAAAAGAAAGTGCAGATGGGTCTATATAAATATCCTTTACAGGGTAACCAGATATAAATTCAACTAAATCTTGTGCATATTCGCTGTCGCTTTTTTGCCTGTTATGTGCCTTAGAGTCATAGTAGTACTCCTTCTCTAGCCACATATTAGGGTACATTCCCCCATTATAACCAATAAGAGTAAAGACACAGGGATTGCTAGTACCATAGTCAATACCACAAATATAGTAAGTAGCAGGACCAGGAGGCTGCAAGATGCAATGGATCTGCTCAGAAAAGAAATCATAAATAGCTCCTTCAGCTAATACCCACTTACCTTCGATATATCTCTGATACCAAAGTCCGGAATATTCTTTCTTTAAACTGTTTTTGTAATCTTCGTCAAGAGATGGATTATCTTCGATTGAGAATTTGAAGACCTTGATGTCCATCTGATCCGCTTTGTCAAGGTATTCAGTCTTAAGCCAATGAAAGGGACTATCTGGGTTCGTCGAACCGAAGAGCTTTGCTCCACGTAATGATAGCCGTGAAAATAGCATTTTAACAAAGTTCTCCGGAAGGATCGTGACCTCGTCAAGGAGGGCTCCAACAAATTCTGACCCACGTATTTTAGCTTCCGCTCTCTCATCGTTTGCACCTACAACGTCTATTGTCCTTCCCCACAGCCTTATCTCCCCAGATCCAGATTTATACTGTAAATCGTCGCCTATGAGGTCATAAAGTGGGCGGACTATGTTCCTCTTGATTGTAGGTTCCGTTCTGCCACAGACGATTAAAGGGCCAGGAGGACCATTCTGTATAAAGTCTATCCAACGCCAGAAACAAGAATAAGACTTACCAGATCGAACAGGACCTTCATAGATGTTAAGTCTCGCTGTGCTCTCCACTAGGCTTCTTTTCTGGATTGGACTGAGTATCTGCTTTGATGTAATCAAGTAATTCTTTCCAACCTTTTTTGGATTGCGTATCTGTATCTGCGGAATCTAGAAAGTCTAAATGGTGACCATATCTATCTAAGACCCACATTATGCTGCTGTTATCACCATCTGCTATGCTCTTAGCGAATGTTTTCTGTAGACAATCTTCTACCAGAGTCTTACGCATGTCATAGAGCCAATCTTCCATACCCCATTCTTTGATTCTCTTCTTGATTGTGTTATAACCTACGTCATATCCGTATGTCTTCTTAATATATCTCTTAGCAGCGAATACAAATCCCTTATTCTTATCTAATGCATCAATGAGATGTTCGCATGTTAGCTTACAATTTCCTGGTCCTTCAGCCATATTATTTCACATAATCCTTCGTCTTATCGTAGAATTTCTCTTCATACTCGTTTCTATGATACCGACATAGATTTTCTGCTTTCACGGGACTCGTAACAGACAAGCCCTCATCGATCCGGCAATACTGACATCTTATCTTGTCTCTTCTATATATTTCTTTTATAGTATTTTTAATCAAGCTTTCAATTATAGAATACTTACCTTCAATATGTTGTAAATCATTACAAAACTCTTCCCATAGTTCTATATAATTGCCAAGTAAATATTCTTTCTGATCTTCCCCTAGATGCACCGTAGACTTATATTTGTGGTTAAGGAACTCTACAAGGAAATCGTATAGAAGCTTGTCAAGAATCACAACTGGGTACCTTCATGCATAGGAACAGCGTTATCAGGTTTCTGTGGTGTACTTGCTATCTTTTGCTTTTCCTGGGCTTGTTTTTCAGTGCCAGTCAGAGATATCTTCTTGTAATTCTGTTCTTTTGGACGATGTTTTCTAAAGCCTTTTTCGTGTTTTTCTGGAGCAAATA